AAACATGCAAAGCACCGTTTTGTTAATTTTTGACACATATTTGCTCATTAGTGACCTTTGAGTGTACCTATTTTAAATTTTTTTTTATATTTGTGGTACACAGATTTATCAAAATGCTTGGTTTTATTACGTGACCAAGACGTTTTTGAAAACAGGTCACATTTTGAACAGGGAAAAGAAAAATGGCAAAATTTACAGCTAAAGAGTTTTATACACTTTGTGGAATCGCAAAAGGTAATTTCTACACGTACAAAAAACGTGAAAAAATACACGTTGGAGAGGATGGAAAGGTTGATTCTACTCATCCAGTGAATGCAGAGTTTATGAATAAACGTGTGATGAATAAGCACACAGTTCCAAAGCCTGTTGAGGTTGCAACTCCTGTTCCTGTTGTTGTTGCAAGTAAACCAAAACCAATCAAGAGGAGCAAAGCAGAGATAAAAGCATCTCAGGAGGAGGCATCAAGGCAACAGAAAAGGCAGGATGATTCAGATGCACAGGCAACACATAAATACAATTTAGACAGGCAGATCAAGGAGGCAGATTTGGAGGCAAAGGAGCAGGTGATTGAGCTGAACAAACTCAAGATTGCAAAGTTGAGTGGAGATGTGATTCCCACACAGCTTGTTTTGGATGTGTTTGCACAGCATTTTAAAAGCATTACAATTTCAATGCATCAGGGTTGTGACAATTTCTTGATGGTGATTGCAAAGATGACCTCCATGAAAAAAGCAGATGTTGCAAAGATCAGAGGTGAGTTGATTGACATTGTGAATGAGAGTGTGAGGGACGGAGTACAGGATTCAAAAGATAGCATCAAAAACATTGTTGGAGAGTACAGTGATAAAAGAGGTGTTGGAGAAAGGAAATAAAATATGGATATAGATTTCACAGAGCAAATTGAGAATCTGATTCAAAGTGCAGATTACCAATTATCGAACATGCTCCCATCAGATTGGGCAGAGAAAAACAGGGTGATGACCACTGATGTGAGTCCGTTTCCTGGAAAGTTTTCATTCAAAAGAACACCATATTTGAAAGAGGTTTTGGACACGTTGTCACCAAATCATCCTGCACATACTATTGCAACAATGAAGGGAGCACAGATTGGATTTTCAACGGGTGTGATTGAGAATGCAATTGGATTTATTATTGCAGAGAATCCCTCCAATATTTTGTTTTTAACGGGGCATACTGATTTGGCAGGTGAGGCAATGAGTGGAAAGATTGATCAGATGATTGACAGTTGTGGATTGAGACCGATGATCAGACCGAATGTGTTGAGGAAAAAGAATCAGAGAACGGGTGACACAAACAAGTCAAAGGAATTTCCAGGAGGGTCAATTGTTGCAGGTAGTGCAGGGAATCACAAGTTGTTGAGGCAGAGATCAGTGAGGTTTGGATTTATTGATGATTTTGATGCTGCAAAAAAGAGCACAAAGGAATCAGGATCAACAACTGAGATGATTGAACAGCGGTTTGCAGCTTATGCAGATAAGAAAAAACTTTATTACATCTCAACTCCTGAGGTCAAGCAGACATCCAACATTGAGCCTGTTTATGAGTTGGGAGATCAAAGAAAGTATCATGTTCCTTGTCCTTGTTGTGGTAGTATGATCATATTACATTGGACAATTGATGTTGATGGAAAAACAGCAGGGATCACATATCAGAGGGATGAGAATGGTGATTTGGTTGAGGGCAGTGTTGGCTATACATGTCAAGATTGTTTTGGGTTTTTCAATGATCAACACAAATATGAGATGTTATTGGATGGTGAGTGGAAAGCAACTGCAAAACCGAGTGAGATTGGATATTATTCTTATCACATTAGTTCACTTTATGCACCTCCTGGAATGTATGATTGGGAGCATTATGTGAGACAGTATTTGAATGCAAATCCTATTAATGAGCCACAACATGCAAAAAAAATGCAAACGTTTGTGAATTTAGTTTTGGGAGAGACATTTGAGGAAAAGGGTGAAGCTCCAAAAGCGAATGCATTGCAGAGGAATATCAGGGATTATGAGGTGATGTCAATCCCTGAGAAAATGAGTGTCAAGGATGGCAATGGTCAGATTGTTTTGATCACTATTGGATCAGATTTGAATGGAAAAATGGATGATGCTCGATTAGATTATGAGGTTGTTGCATGGACAGAGAGTGGAGCAAATTATTCGATTGATCATGGCTCAATTGGTACGTTCATACCAAATCAGACACAGCGACAAAAGGACAAAGATGACAGAGAGCATTGGACGTATCATAAAGACACAGAGAGGAGTGTTTGGGTTGAGTTTCAAAAGGTGATTGAGCGAATATATGAGACAGATACGGGGAGGAGGATGCAAGCCTTTATCACAGGAGTTGATACGGGTCAAACTTACATGGGAAGTGCATACAATTTTATTGAAAACAACAATTCTTTTGTGATTGGAGTCAAGGGAAAGGATCATGATAAATACAGAAAATTTGGGATTGATACTCCCTCATTCAGACAGGCAAAGGAGAGGAGTGATCTGTATTTGATTGAGGTTAATATGGTGAAAGATGAGTTGGCAGAGTTTATGAAATTAAAATGGAATCAAGAGAATGAGCAACCATCAGAGTTCATGAATTTTCCGATACCTACAAAGAAAAAATATAATTTCAACACGTTCTTTTCTCATTTTGAGGGTGAACATAGGGTGATTGACAAAAACAAGGATGGAGATGGCGTGAGTGCTCGATGGATCAAGAAAAACAGTGCATCACAAAATCACTTGTGGGATTGTCGAGTTTACAACATGGCATTGAGGGACATCATTGTAAAAATGGCATGTGATGAGGCAAAGATCAAAGGAGGCAAATGGAAAGATTATGTTGATTTGATTTTTGGGAGGGTTTGATCCCTCCCATGTTTTTACAACATTGAGTCTGCCATCAAAATCATTGCTTTTAATTTTGGATTTTTGTAGTTCATTTGAGCATCATCAAATGAGTTGAATTGTTTTCCAAGAGTTTTCCATGGAGTGTTGTTGTTTTTTATTATCACATAATTGTTGTTTCCTGAAACTTTCATGAAAGAATAGTTTGTTTTTCCTGAAACGATTTCAACTCCTGAGTAGTTTGATCCGTTTGTGTCGCTTGTGTGTGTGTTTGAGATAATCATTTGGCTTTGTTTTAATTGGTTTGTATATTTAGTTTACGCAAGTATATGACAAATAGTTACATAAATAACAAACTATTTTCTAACTACTTGATAATCAATCACTTTAATTTTAATATTCTTTTTATTTGTTTGTTATTACCTTATTGAGTAACTTCACAAAAAAATGATATTACATGAGTGATTCTCACATCAAAACAGGGGAAAAGGCAGTCCAACGGTCAGGAAAAGCCGACAAAAGCACAACAGTTGTGGATGAACATCTTTCTGATGTCATTAATTTTCATGAATTATACAGGATCAAAGGCAGGAAAGAGCTTTTTACATTGAGAGCTGCACCGAGTGCATCAGGAATGTGTGGAATGATTGAGTTCATGAATTATGAGAACAGGTGTGTTGTTCATCACAGAGTTTTGGAGTCATTGGGACATTTAATCTTTTATACGTATGCAGGACACAAGGATCTCCATTTCAAGGATGTTTTTCACAATCTTGAGGTTGCGGAGGCAGAAAAGGAGGTGTTTAGTGATAAGCCGATAAAAGAGAGGATGGAAATTGCGGTCCCTTGTTTTGATGAGGATCAATTCAAACCTCAGCACATGGAAAAGTGTGTTGATTGGTACATTGAGATCATTGAAAAATTAGATGATGGAAAAATTAATCAAAAAAAAGATATTAAGTGAGACAACATTGGCAGCATTTGCAGATGAACATGGGATCAGGAAAGCAACATTGAGTGACTTTTTGAATGGCAAAAGGGACATCAGAGTGAGCACGTTGAAAAAGATCATTGCACCATTGAAAATTGTTGTTGTAGATTTAGAAAACCTTTAAAACCAAATATATATGAGTCAAAAAAAAGTTAAAATAATAGGATTAAAAATCAACTCTCAACAGGGTATTTTGCAGAGTTGTGAGTTGGCGTTTGATGCTAAAAATCATCTGATTGCAGTCAAAGGAGCTGTTGGAGCAGGGAAAACAACATTGCAAAAGAGTTTGCAGTTGGGAACATTGGGGAGTGATACACTCAAGGATGATAAACAGTTGTATGGAGGAATTGATGAGGAGATTCAGTTGTTGGATGGCTCAGAGAGGATCTTCATTGGATGCAAGTCAACAGATAAAGGAGGTTTGGACTTTGTGTTGTATCAAAAGGGAGATGATGGAAAGATTGTAAAAAATCCAGTTATTGACGGTGTAAAATGCACACCTGCATCATATTTGAAGAACTTGCAAACGGCTTTGACATGGAGAATGGATGAGTTGATGAGTGAGAATGTTGTTGTGCAGAAAAAGTTGTTGTTGGAGTTGTACAAAAGTGAGTTGGCAAAATTGGGTGTTGTTTTTGATAAAAAATCTGATCAATACAAAGAGAGTATTTTAGGGAGGATTGAATTGGCAGAGAATGACAGATCACAAAAGGAGTTTGAAAGAAAAACTATTGGAGGATTTGCAAATCAGTTGGAGAGTGTTGGGATTGATGTTGACGATGAGAAAACGCATCCAAAGAGAGTTGATGTGAGTGAGGGTGAAAAGAAAAAGAATGCATTGTCATATGAGATTGAGAACATTGACAAGGTTGGAGATCAGAAATTGGATGAGATCAAAAACAGAGCAGGATCAATTGTGAATTTGTTGAAATCACAGAATAATGTGATTGAGAGTGACAATCAGAAATTGGAGTCAGAGTTTGAAAAGAGAAAGGAGCAATACTCTCAAAATGTTCATACTTTGAATGGGATTAAAACGGATCTGAAAACTTTAGTTGATGAAAAGTGTTTTATTGATCAGGAGAAAGATGAGGTTGTTGGTTTGTTGGACTCTTGGTTCAAAAACGATGGTGCAACATGTGCTCCACTTGCAAAACTTGTTGAATTTAATGAGAAAGGTCAAGTGATCACTAAATCAAGTGAATGGAAAGGATCTGATGATGTGTTGGAAAACCTTGTCAAATATGAGGGTGTAAAATCTGAGTTTTCTGCAATGTTGAAAGCTCCAAAAGGAGATACAAAGAAACTTGAGGCAGATTTGGAGAAAGTGATTGAGGTTTTGGGAGCTGCAAAAACTGTCAACAAACATTGTGACATGTTGGATGCTTTCTCTGCATGGAGAGATGCAAATGATCTTGTGATGGAGTTAAGAGATGAATATGCATCAATGTTGTCATCAGTTGATACGGGTGTTGAGGGGTTACAGATTGCAGTTGACAAAGAGGAATCAGGAAAGTTGGATATTTACTTGACATATGATGGAACTTTTGATCCTGGTTATTTCAACAACGAAGGAAAAACACAGCGTAAACTTTCAAGCTATTCAGGGACACAAAAACCAATGATTTGTTTGTTGTTGCAAAATTATCTGCTCAACAAGTTGCCGAAAGCAATGAGATATTTGTGGATTGATAATGTGCCTATTGACAACAAAACAAAAATGTTGTTGGAGAAAATGGGACATGATCTTGACATGACAGTGATTGTGAATATCACAGGAGATTTCACAAAAGATGGATTGACAGATGGAGAGATATTGATTGAGGGGGGTGAGGTATTTTTTAATTAATAAAAACAAAAAAAAGATGAGCGAAATAAAAAGATTTTACGCGTTTTCACAAAACAATTCTGGAGGAGATTTTGAGGTGGATAAAAATTTATGTCACAGGCTTTTCATTGAAGCTGAAAATGCAAAAACAGCTAATGATATTGCGATGGGATTGGGTGTTTATTTTAACGGTTGTGAAACTGGACAAGATTGTGATTGTTGTGGGGACAGGTGGAGTGAGGCTGATGAATCTGATTTTATAGATTTAACTAAATTATCAAAATCATATAAAGATGGTTTTAATAGTGTTGAGAGTTACGCTCAGAGATTAGCTAATGATTTTGGTTGGACAGTCCCTGATGGTAGATTGTTTTATAAAAATGGAGAGATAAAAGATATTAATACGCTTTAATAAAAATAAAATGAACGAACAAATAGAATATTACAGGTACAAAGACATTGAGGAATATAAATTGGCATTAACTGCAAATCCCTCTGCAACTTGGTTAAAAGAGAGAGGATTGGGAGGTGGTAAATCAGCAGCATATGAGCCAATTGAGGTCAAACAAGCATTGGCAGACCGTATTTTCAGAAATTGGGAAGTGTGTGAGGAAAAGTATATGAATGTGCTCAATGAGATTGTTTGCACTGTTAAAATCACTGCTTTGCCTGACTATCCTGGAGGTGATCATATTTTGTTCACAGGATCAGCATCAAAGCCTGTTCAGTGTGACTCAGGATCAAAGGTTGATCAATTTCCAAAGGGTAAAAAAGCAAATGCACTTGAATACTGTCTCCCTGCTGTTCGTAGTGAGGCAATAGGGAACGCACTTGAGACATTGGGCAATTTGTTTGGGAGAAACGTTGCAAGATCAGTGAGTAATGATTTTGGATTCAGTGTCAAGTATAAAAAAGAGGAAAAAAGTGAATAAGTTTGAAGAAATACGGAGTGATTTTGAGATGGTTGGATCATTTGATCCAACTGACTCAAATGACTTGCAACGAACTGAGGAATGGTTGGAGAAACGAAAAGGCAGGTTCACAGGATCAAAGATTAAGGATTTGATGAATTGTGGCAGGAGCACATCAAAAATGCAATGGGGCAGGATTGAGAAAACTGTTGATTTTGGTGCAACTGCTGAAAAGTACATTTATAATGTAGGAAAAGAAAGATTGACAGGTTTGAGGAGCATGAGTGCATCATCAAAAGCGATGCAACATGGAACAGATAGTGAGCCATTATTGATTCAACAGTTGATCAATGATGGTGTGATTAAAGATTTTGAGGAGTTGGGTTTTGAGCATTTTGGAGATTATAAAAATGGAGGTGCATCAGGTGATGGTATTTGCACATATAAGGATGAAAGGATGACAATGGAGATGAAATGTTGTGTGAGTTGGGATGGTCATTTCAGTAGGATGTATCATGAGGTGCATGAAAAACATGGTGATTTTTGGCAATTTCAAGCAGAAATGAAGTCAGCAGGATTAAAAAAATGTCTTTATGTAGTGGCTGCACCAATGCAAGTTGAGCAATATGATACTCAGATCATTAAAGCGTCTGAGATTCATCAGAAAGCAATGATGGACAGATGCAGAATTGCAGACAGGGCAATTGAGTTGTGGAGTACACATTCATATCCTGAGGCATTGGAGATTGCATGTGCAGAATTTCAAAGTGAATAATTAATCAATTTTATATAAATCAAATACCAAATCAAATGCAAGTTAACGAACAAACAAAAAGAGAGAGTGTTGAAATTTTAGATGTTTTCAAAGGAAAAGTTTTGAACCCGTTTAAGACTGAAAAATGGCAACAAAAATTGACTGATGAAATTACAGAGCTTTTATCAAATTTTAAATTGAGACAAAGAGCAGATCTTTCTCAGCAAATCAAAAATCAATATCAGGGCTTTGTTCCAATGCCAAAAGGCACTTTATCCAATAGATTGAGATTTTTGTTTACTGGTGGCATAAAGTAATATCATTTTTTTTGTACATTTGTTATATGGTAGAATATGAGAGTGCAGCCATATACATTCAAAGCTCATCAGATTTATGCGATAAGATTGCAAAGATTGATTTGATCATTGCAGCACTTGAGGACACAGCTCTCTCAAGTGCAGCAAATGATAATATTGAGGAATATTGGTTGGATGATGGTCAGAGCAAAATAAAAACAACGTATAAAGGGACAGATGAGATTTTCAAGTCCATCCATGCTTTTGAGAAAATGAGGCAGATATATGTCAACAGGCTGAATGGTTATGTTGTGAGGATGGTTGATTCACGTTCATTAAGGAGATAAAAATGGGATTTAAAGATAGTTTTTTTGGGTTTTTCAGTCCAACATCTGAGAACATAATTGATACAGTGCAGGAGGAAAAATTCACTCCCTCTGCAAGTAGTTCTTACAGACCATTATTCAATATTTCATATGATGGAGAGAAAAACTCAGGTGAATTGGGAGCACCTCTCAAATATAATTTAGATTATAGGAGTTTGAGGTTGAGGAGTTGGCAAAGTTATTTGGACAACGAAATCACACAAACTGCAATCAAAAAATTTGTGTTGTGGGTGATCGGAGGAGGATTGAAATTGCAATCTGAGCCTGTTGTGAGTGTGTTGCAATCTGAGGGAGTGAAAATTGACAAAGATAATTTTTCAAAATCTGTTGAGGATCGTTTCAAGTTGTTTAGTGAGCAAAAATCAACAGATTTTAGTGACTTAAATAATTTGAACACAATTGCAAACACAACATATTTGAATGCACTTGTTGGAGGAGATGTTTTGGTTGTTCAAAGAGTTGTGAAAGGTAATTTGAAAATTGAATTGATTGATGGAGGACATATCAAAAACCCTTTATTCAATGTTAAGATTCCAAAATCTCATGAGTTGAAAAACGGTATTGAGACAAATAAAAGAGGTGAGCATGTGAAATATTGGGTGCAACAAGCTGATGGAACTTTCAAAACTATCAGAGCAAAGGGAGCGAAGATGGGGAGAGAGATGGCATTCATGGTGTATGGTTTAAAGTACAGATTGGATGACAACAGAGGCATCCCATTGATTGCAACAACATTGGAGACACTTCAAAAACTTGACAGATATAAGGAGGCAACAGTTGGGAGTGCAGAGGAGAGAGCAAAAATTCCTTATTTCATTGAGCATGGTCAAGCATCAACGGGTGAGAATCCGATGCAAAGTAATATGGCAAAAGCATTCAATGTTGATGCACAACAAGAGATTGCAACCGACATAAACGGGCAACAATTAGCAGACAACATTGCAGTGTCAATGAATAAGCAGGTTTACAATTTACCTGTTGATTCAAAGATTGTGAGCACTGACACAAAATCTGACATTCATTTTAACGAATTTTACACACCTATGGTGCAGGGAATTTGTTCAGCAATGGGAATACCTCCTGATGTTGCTTTGTCTCTTTATAATGGGAGCTTTAGTGCATCAAGAGCAGCTCTTAAAGATTGGGAGCACACATTGAATGTTGAGAGGAAAAAATTCAGTGATCAATTCTACAAAAAGATTTATTCTTTTTGGTTGGAATTAGAGGTTTTGAAAAATAAAATACAAGCACCAGGATATATAAATTTATTGACAACGAACAATGGAATGGGGATTTCTGCATATGAACATGCTAGATTCACAGGAGCAAACGTTCCACACATTGATCCTGTCAAAGAGGTTGCAGCAGAGAGATTGAAGTTGGGCAAAAGTGGAGTTGATCTTCCATTGACAACAGCAGAGGCAGCAACGGAGGCTTTGAATGGTGGTGATTATGAATCAAACCGAATTCAATATGGAAAAGAACTTGAGGAGTCAAAACAAGCAGGGATCACATCTGAAATTGAAACAAACGAAGTACCAAACACCGAAGAAAATGACGAATAAAATTGAATTTGCAATATCAGGAGTTTTAGGATTTGCAACGTCTGCACTTGTATCAAATCATTTGTTGGAGCAAATGGCAATGAAATCAATCATTGCTGTCATGACGGGTTTTTTCGGTGCAATGGCAGGATTGTTTGCAAAGTTTTTGTTTAATAAAATGAGAGATAATTTTTCAAAAAACAATGATGGAGTTGAAAAGTGAGTTTGTCAAGTTTTCAAAAGTGATGACAGCAATTGTTGCAACACTTGTGAGTGTATGGTTTTTTGGTGAGCCATTTTTGGAGGATTATGTTGAGAATCATTTTGAGGCATATGATATAAAACACAAAAAAGAAAACTCTCAAAAAGTAAAGTTGAGAAAACTTTTGAGTGACAAAATGGATGTTGATGAGGATGAGGTTCATATTGAATTAGGGAGGATGTATCAAGCAGAGAAAGTG